AATCATACTGCACCCAGGCATACGCACCAGGCAGATATGGCATAATTATTCGGTATCTCATGCTTCCACGATAATATCGATATACAGATAACAAAATTTGTATGTGAAGATCGATTAATCAAATCAAATTGATCCGTTCGATCAGGTCTTGGGGGTACAGGGGTGACTTTCAATTTAAACAAAGCATTAGGATATTTATTGCTCGAATTATCAGTATAGATAAAATCTTCAAAATGAATTGGTCGTCGCAACAAATCTTTCACATTTCCAAAATCTTCACCAAAACTTCCCATACCCCATCCATTAGTAGCATAATGTTGAACACTTGTCACAATATTGGGGGCATTTTCACGCTCACTCATTTCATGACGAGCATCAGTTACAATCAGAGTTTCAGGGGGATCACCTTGAGTCCATACTATGGTCCAAGTTGATACATTCGGGAACAAATATCCATTAGAACTAGCAAACGGCGATCCAGGTATAGCAGCCAAAGCAGTTCTATCTGAATCAGCATCAGTATAAGGCAAAGCGTTCAAAACAGTCTCAATTGCGTTTCTAGCAACAATAGACTGATTAATACCATACATAACAATATTAAAACCATCACCAGGACTTGCTAGTTGTCGCAAAGCCAACCAATATTCAGCTGCATGATTTCCATCAGAAGCTTGTATTATTGGAACAGGAGTACCACGAACCATAAATGAATTTGCAGGAAATACGGAACTCCAGGTCATATACTGTGTGCCAATATTCAAGATAAAGGGAGATAAATCTCCCCAACCCAATATTTCACCAATAGGAAAACTCAGTAATCTTTGTCCAAACTGTAACGGGGTCAAAATCAAATTGGGATCGAGTACAAGGTATGCATCATCTGGTTCAACCAACGCAGGTTGAGTCAGATTAGCACACTCAAAACCAGATCCAGCAGCCATATAAATATTCACAGCTATGGAAGAATTAACATTTTCAGGTTGTTGCAATCTTTGTAAAACATTGATCACAAAACAACCAGGCTTTCGAGAATCTTCCACAGATAAAGCTTTTCTATAAGGGCTATTATACCATTCAGCAGCATTAATAAAAGGGGTTTCGTAAGTAATTGACAAATTATTAGCATCCAATGAATAAGTTGTAAAGGCACTATTTCTAATCATCTCATTTGTAACAATAGTAGTGGGTGTAATTCCAGGAATATATCCCATTATCAAACCACCCAAATAAAATTTGTTAGCTACAAAATCCATACGATATTGCAATGGGCCACGATACAAATTAAATAGACTAGCAACAACTCCCACAGGTGGAACATATCTGCTTTCTCGCGATGGTATCACGGGATTAACAATATACTCATCAATAGGAGCTAGAGGAGAGCAAGGAATAATAAATAAAGTAGTACCAGCACTATTACTTTCGGACCATTCTATTTGTCGTAGAAGACCGAAAATTTGTGAAATTTGATTCAAACTCTCTATATTTTCCAATACATCTCCATGCACAGTTGAACCAACGGGATCTAATCTCACTGTCCTAATAGGTTCAGCAATATTAGTTCCGTTAGCCCAATTCTGAGTCGCATAGGGAATTACATAATCAGTTGGGGATACTATAGGAGGATTATCCATATTTTTCGATTTCTTACCTTTAACTACTCGAATTACACTTTCTGCAACACTAATACCAGTTCCAATCATACTCAATATGTCCATCTCGTGGCGAGCATCACCAACATTCAAACCCTCAAAACTCAAAGGAGCAAATAGTCCAATTGAACCATCTCGTTTTCCAGTAAATTCTGAATTTACAAAACGTGCAAAAACAGCTACATCCACACTACTACTACCAGTTCCAACTCTAAGGGGGTTCAAAACTTGTACCAAAACATTCACCATATTCAAAAGAGATTGTTGACTAACATCATAATTATCTGATTTAATCTGAATAAAAGGTTGCCTATTAAAATAAGGAATCTTAAGAACAGCACTATTACTACCACCAGCGTTAACCAAAACATGATTAGTCTGGGAGGCGGTAAATACATTCTTTCTAAAATCTCCATTCGCATCGGCATCTAATTCATAAAAACTAGAAATTTGCAATTGTCCGGTCAAAAACATTTGCGCTTTAGTTTCCAATCTAACTTCCAAATCTCCTCTCCATAAATAATTCACATTAAATGGAATTAATGGAGGAGAATTAGCAGCTACATTCGAAGACAAGATATCACGAGGTAATCTATACTCACGCAACACGCCAGTCGAAGCAACTTCCCATACAAAAGAATCAATAAGATACCATTGTGAAGTCAAATTATCATAATTACCAATATTTTCAGTAGTCGTTCTCATTTGGTTTAAAACAATAGCATTAGTAGGAGTTCCTTCAGACTCTTCTGTTGTAGTTACAATATTCGTTTGTAAAGCTTTCAATGTTTCAGAAGTTTCTTCACCATGACTACCTTCAGTTGTCATTTCACTCATTTCGTGTCGTGCTTTAACGTTAATCAATTTAGCAATTATCAACTCCAATTCTTGTTCTCGAAATCGTCGTTCTTCAATTTCTATACGTAAATCTTGCATATCATGTATTGCTTCAACATCTTTCGCTTTAATATTTCGCATGATTTCAGCATAACATTCTTCATATGCAGCTTTCTTACTCAATCCGCGATGAACTGAACTAGAAACTTTCACATTACAATCGACATTTATTTTAATCAACCATTCCAACGAACCATCTTCTTGTACTATGGTTCTTTCAACTAAGGTAAGATCATAATAAGTAGGATTCTTACTAGCATAATTAACATATTCAACAGAAGCTGGACCAGGATTTGGTTCAACTCCTTGCATTATCAATAATGCCTTCTTAAAATCGGCATAACTCTTACAAATAGACATAATAGCTAAATCTTTCATCAAATCGTTAAGATATCTATAATAAGGTCTTGAAGCAATCTCAGCGGAATCACTTCTTCTAGAAACATCGTCTCCATAAAACTTATAACCACCAAAATTAAAAGCCAATTCAGCCATCATTCTTTTAGCAGTATTCAACGTAAAAGTCAAACAAACATTACGATCCTGATACAACCAATTTGGATCCTGATCTAAGATATTCATAATAGACATCAAATCAAATCGATCATCAAAATCGTCTTTAAAAGTTACTTGAAACTGTAAAGGATACTCACTATCGTAATAACCATGAGTAGAATCTCTATCAGTTTTAATATTCAACTTATAAACTCTTTGTTTAGGAAAATCTAAAAGTAAAGTTTCAAGAATAGGGGGAAATCTCAACCAATTTCTACCAATAGCTCTAAAAGCTAAAGACATCAAAGATTGAGGATTCTCATAATCTTCAAACAATTTCCAATCAGTAGGGAATTCAACATCATTTCGCCATATTATTGGCTGCCAATCATCAAGTACATCAACATCAATATCAAATAAATTATTTTCCGAAGCATTTTGTAAGGGATTCATATCAAATTCATGATTTGCTACTCCCGTGGTGAATAACTCCTAATATACTAAAATTAATTAGATAGTTCCCAAAGTGCAATTTCAGAGTTACCTTACTATCACATTTGGTTATAGGATTCATTTGTTAATTAAATAACAACCACAGTTTCACTTAAAAAATATACTACAATAGACAGTGCACGCACATGTGTCTTTCTATACAAAAAGTAGAAAGCGTAATCTAAGGTATTCAATTACGAAGAATCAAAACGAGTCGAGTTATTATCAAAATAAGTCGACCAATAAAATTAGGGTTACGTCGCTTTCGAATATAAATCAAAATCCATCATAATACATAACTAACATATGGAGGTTTATATTCTAAAATCTTAGATATATATTGAAAATCAATATATACCAGTGTGTAAAACTAAATCTTAAAACTATAAGGGGGATAATTATTGAAATTGAACCTAATAATCATTCGGTTCTTAAGAGCAAGTAAGTGAATACATAAGGTCATTACATATATTACAGGATTTTACTACAGTGAACACATATATTA